TCGAGACGTGGGTCACGTATCACAAAGAGAAGATGAAGATTGATAAATTTTATGTATTCCTGGACGATGAATCAGAGGCTCTGAACTTTGATGATCCGGCTCTAGAGATCCATAGAGATTGGAAGGGTCGTCTGGGGTTTCAATTTGATGACAAAATTGATGAACCAGCAAACGTCCGGGTCAAGCAGCAGCTCATCTCCGAGGAAGGCGCACGCCTGGCCCAAAAGGACGGGATCAAGTACTTGGTCCACATAGACTCGGACGAGCTTTTGTACGGGCCCAAGCCTGCCGCCCAGGTGTTCTCGAGTTATCCAGTCGATGCATTTCATATGAAGAATTCAGAGCTCGCCCCGGACCGCAAGGATTACAAAAACTGCTTCATGGAAGGGACGTGGTTCCACGGGGATCCCCAGAAATTCATAGCGTACGGGAACGGCAAGGGTGCCGGCGTCGTGGGTCAGTCCATGCCGCACGGCCCGCACAATTTCATGGGCTCCAGGGTCAAGGACATCCCCGAGGACGAGCTCAAGGTTTTGCATTACCCGAGTTGCAATATCGATGAGACCCTTAAAAGGGCCAAGAATTATGGTAAATTCCAGGACGATTCGGCCGGGTGGTCAGACCACCACAAGGAGACGCGGGACGTCCTGACAGCGTGCGGAGCCGATTGCAAGGAAAAGGCCGAGGCCCAATTTGAAAAGAGAATGGCCGGACCGGATTCCTACCAGGTTGACCTAGGGCTTTAAAAAACATGTCCTGTCCGGCCCAAAGGGTCTTGGTTTCTGAGGCCATTCACCAAAGCAAAGCATGGAGCACCCCCTTCGCGACTACGCCCGTACGCACTTCGAGACGGCCATCGGCACCGGCCCGACGGCGCGCAACATCGAGCGCTCAGTTTACAACTGGGCCGTTCAGACGACGCGCGAGCGCGGCGAGGGGTCGAGCTGGGAAAACCGCCAGTTCCGCATGCAGTACAAACAAAAGGTCTACGGTCTTCTCAAAGAGTTGACGCGAGGGCTCGTGGCTGGTCTGACGCTCGAGGTCAAGGACGGTCTCGTCACGGCAAAAGTCGCGGCGGTACCGCAGCTCGTGAACCGCTTGCGGCGTAAAGAGCTCGAGGCCAAGAACCTGGCGCGCTATCCGGCCGAGGTGCTCTGGCCCGACGGCCCGATGGCCGCCGCCATATTTAAGCGCTACGCGCGCGAGCTGGAGATGGAGGCGGCCAGGATGAAGGATGAGGACTACAACGGCCTCTTCAAGTGCGGCAAATGCAAGAGCGTCAAGACGACCTACTACCAGATGCAAACTCGCTCCGCGGACGAGCCCATGGTGCGTTACACACTTTCTTATATTCTTGCGATCGCGTTACTGACTCTCTTCTCCTTCTCGCAGACCACCTACGTCACCTGCAAGAGCTGCGGGAACCGATGGAAGTGCTGAACGCCATATACTGCTTACCAATCGCCGCCGCTCAGGATGTTCGCGATACCCCTGTTTTAATGTCTCAGCCAATTTGACTTTACGTTCCGGAGTCCACTGCACACGCCTTTTAGCCACCATAATATCTCGGTTGGTTTCCCACATCCGTTTACTCTTTTCCGAAAGAAGCTTCTTCGTCTCGTCGGAATGCCGTCCACCCGAACCGCCACACGTCAGGTTATATCCATCTGGATGAAGCGTCCCTATTTCCTCTATAAATTGTATCTCCTTGGCGTCTAATTCAGCCTGAGTACACTCGTGCGATTCCCATAGCACGTCTACACAGAAACAATCCTTCCCATATTTTTTTATAGCATTTTTGAGTTTTGGGCTTACTGATGTGCCGCTGTTTCCACAGTGTTCGCGGAATCTTTCAGTCAGATCGCGAGTCGTCTGACCGATGTACTTCTTCCCATTTTCTAAATTTTCTATACAATAGACCAGATTCTTCATTATGCACCAACCTATGATTACCTTTATATATATTATTTTGTTGTGTAATAGCACCAATGCCCGCCTCGCCCAAGGCCACCAACTTTATGAACGTGAAGCGTCGCGTCATCATGAAGACCGCGTCAGGAAAGTACATCGTCCGGACCGAGAAGGGCGTCAAGTACGCCCCCAAGGCCAAGTTCTACAAGAACCCCCAGGGCTCGACCGTGAACGTCAAGTACGCCCACGCCAACGTCGCCATCCCCAGCCCGATCCGCCCCAAGCTGATCCGCAAGATGCGTAAGAACTATGGCGAGCCCCGTGGCAAGTACGCCGCGCGCGTGCCGGGCGTTCGCGTCCACCACGTCAAGCGCAAGGCGTACATCGGCGCGATGTTCGAGGGCTACGCGCCCAAGCGCCCGGTCGGCCGCCCGCGCAAGCACAAGGTGAGCCCGGGCCCGAACATGGGTCTGGCGGCTCTGTTCGGTGGCAAGCCAGTCCGCAAGGCTCGCAAGACTGCGTAGATTTAGATAAAAACAATTATGACACAGTCAAATATATGGACTTGGTCCGAGTATGGACCGATGTCGGCGCCCGTAAACCCGTCGCGCTCCTCGCCAAGATTGTCGAGCGTGACGGGGTCATTTTCACCATCAGATACCTGACCGAATCTGATGATAAAATTTGGCGCTACGAAGAAGATACGTACGAGATTGACGATGATTCGATCGCCGAGCACCTCGGTACAGCCACTGAAGAGGATGTAGGGTTCAGGCAGTTCGGGGACGGCTTCGTCAAGGCTGATTCGGACGAGGACTATGTCCCGTCGTCCGAAGACGGCGAGACATCGGAGGACGAGGACGAAGAGGACGAGGACGACTTCGAGGCCGAGGACGACGCCGACGACATCGAGTCCGACGCCGAGTCAGAAGAAAGTCTTGGTGAAGAGTAATGAAGACCGGACCTATTTTCTGGATATTATTGATTGTCGCCCTTTGGCTGCTTTTTATTCGCAAGTCTGAGGGGTGCGCCTGCGGTATCGCCGGTTAAAGAGAATATATCCTGTTAATTAAATGTCGATCACGTCCAAGTTTATCAAGGCTTTCGATCCCAAGTCGGAGGTGCACGTCGCGTGGCTCTCGGAGATGAATGACATGGCCGAGAAGATGGGCGACCCCAAGGCTCATATTTCCCTCGTCGAAAAGGTCAATATGAACCCTATGAATATTAAGCTCGAGCAGCGTGATGCGCTCGACTGGCCGAACATCCACTTTGTACTTCTGGCGACGTACGCCAAGGCGGTCATGAAGGGCAAGGCATTTATTCCGACTCAAAAAGTTCGTTAAATCTATTCTGGTAAAATTCACAAGGAGCACTGAACTGAAACACGTTGCCTGAGAATGAATAACTCGATTTCTTCTTCAAAATTTGATCGACCGAAATCATATCGAGGATATTCCTCGTGCACTCCAGTTTGAGATCGTCAAACTCCCGCTCGCGCACGAAGACGTGCACGAGATCCTGGAATCGACCTTCGGGTAAAATGAGTGTCCCGGGCCGGGTCATATCGGGCCACTCCTTTTTCTCTATATAATGCGTCTCGATCATAGTACTTATATTTACGGCGTCCTGTAATTCCCTGAAGCCCACTATGGCCAACCGTTTATTTTCGTTAATTTTAAGAGTAAATGCATTATTAGGATTGGAATGGATCGTGTAGTACTTGCGCGACTTCTGATTCGTTCGCGAGACCCGGTTCAGCCGCGTGGGTGGAATCGATATCGTCGCCATCTTGCTTACTCTAGGCCGAGAGTCTTTAGCTGAAAAAACATGTCATGTCCGAGCCAAGGTCCAGGGTCAGGCCTTCAAAGTCACCCAAAAAGTCGCGACGCCTAGTAAGCAACATGGAGTGCTCTGTCTGCTACGGAGAGTCGGGCCCCTTCCAGAAGTTGAGCTGCGGCCACGACTTTTGCGCGGGCTGCGTCAAGACGTGGTACCTGAAGGGCACGGGGACGGGGTGCCCCATGTGCCGCGCTCCCATCTACTTCAGGGGGTTTCACAAGGTTCGCGACCAATGGAGCGCCGAGGCTCACGAGACCAAGTGTGCCGAGGTGTTCGGTGAGGCTATCGAGTCGTGCATTACACAAGCCTTCGAGTACGCGGAGGCGTTCCCTAAACGCTGGCGCTCCATGATCCTGCGCGAGATCATTGAGGACGTCAAGGATCTCGAGCGAACGTACCGCGCCCTCGTGGCCTATGGCGCCGAGCCAGAGGAAATCGACGACGCGTTCTACTATGAGGACTACTACTCGGACCGCCACCTCGATAAGTGCTCGTACATAGACGAGCCTCTCAAGGACCTGGCCCCGAAGCGCACTGCAAAGGGCGCCGCACGCCGCGGCAAGCGCGCAAGAGCTCTCCAGGACACATGGGCGAGCTTCACGTTCATAATTGATTTTTAATACCATTCACGAGCCCTTCCGCATTGAACCCCAGTCCGAACGCCACTCCCAGCGCCATCAGAATGAGTCCCAGCGCGAGCAGACCCATGTTCCGCTTCGACTTGGGCTTTTTGTTCTCCTTCGTAACCAGAATCAGACCTGGAATCCCGAACGCGAGGCCAATCAGGAGCGAGGTCGCCAACGCGCCAAGCGCGCCGCCAGTGCCTGCAAAGCTCTCTAAAAAAATCGACTTGTACTTTCCCATTTAATTTTAGTCAATATTTAGTTTCTGCCCGCTGCGTACGAGTCGAGACCCCGCGAGGACGAGTAGGAATGGCACGACGACGAAGGTCAGAATACGGGCCGGCTCGGGTTCCAGCTTCAGCACGTTACGGGCTCTGTTGTACACGGCCCCGTCCAGAGTCTGATCGCCCACATTGTCCGACTTGGAGTCCTGGATCCAGTCAGATTGATAATTGAAAATCATCACGAACGATACGTACACGAGCAGGACTCCGAGGGCCTGCCGGCGATGGACGAATTTTATGGACGGATCGATCCATGCAAGAATGTAAATTGCTAGTAAAATTACAAAATGCTTGATGAAGAGACCAGCCTCTGGACTGAGCGTATGGAGCCACTGGAGCCATGGTCGGCTCGTGAAAATCAGACCAAGAACCGCGATCGCTCCGGCCAGACGAAGATGCATCATCTTTCCTACTACAAGCACACAGATAAAAGCGCGAGCCGTCTAGAAAGTACAATGGAAGCTATCGAGGCTGTTCTTGACCTGGCGAAGGAGCGTGATGAGCTGGCGAACGACCTGGAGACTTACGAGTCCTGGTTCGAGTCCCTGGTCGGCAAGGAGGTGACCCTGGCCGTCAAGCACAAGAAGAAGACTCGCTTCATGGACTGCATCGTGGTCGAGTTCACACAGGGCGAGGGCTGGGAGCTCAAGGCGGACGACGATGACGAGGTTTACATGGTGACCTTTGAGGACTTTGTGGAGGGCCGGGTCTGGGTGACGAAGAATTAAATTTGTTGTATAATATTAAAATGGAAGACTCTGTCGCAGACATTGAGCTGCGTAAGGAGCGTCGCCCCAAGTTCCCCTCGATAAAGAACGGCTTCCTGCTGCTTCTGATTTCCTTCGGTGCGACCATGGATCGCACCAAGGCGCTGATCATCACGTCCCTGTACTTTCTCCTAGTTGCTTTGTTCCCCTAGGCACTCAGCCAGCTCTTCACAGAAGGCCGTGAGACCAGGCATGGCCACGTTAGCCCAAAACTCCTCGTCACGATCTATGTCGTGACTCAGCACCTGGTTGTTGTACTGCTCGACCAAACGAGCCCGTACAAGACCCAGCATCTGCAGATAGACCTGAACCTGGACCATCTCGTAATCGACGACGCGCCGGAACAGGCGGTTCGTACGATTCTTGATCTCGACCAGGACTCGTGACCCGTCTGGGCACTCCTCGATCCGGTCAATCTTCCCACAGACCACAAACTTGTGCCCTCGGATTTCGGCCACATCCAATTTGTAGAATGAATTGTCCCGTACCAGGCGCGCCCCAGTATCGGCCTCGACCTTGTCGGACGTCTTGTCCTCTGAGCGCGTCCCATGGGTCGTGTAAACCTTGGACCGGACGTGCTCGATGACCTCGGCCTTCTGCTCGGCGCTCAATTTCGAGTCCGAATTGACAGCCGCCTTGGCCTCCTCGAACGTCCGGGCCGCCTCGGCCGAATCTTTGGCCTTGACCGCGAGGGCACCAGCCAGAACCTTCCGGGCCTCGTCCGACGCGCCCAGGGCTTCCTCGGCCCGATCCCTCTTGGTCTTGCCAGTGAACGTGTCCGGGCTGTACTTCTTCCAGTACTCGTCTAGGACCTCCTTGCGAGGCTTGTATGGATTGCGACCAAGGATCGCGGCGACTTCACTAGCCTTGAGTGTGATCTTCATTTTGCTATATAAAAGGTCGTGTCTCTATATAGCAAAATGCTCGTCATGGCTCTCGCACGACCTGTTTTTTCCATCCGGGCCGAGGGGTCCGGGAAAGTCACTATCAAAAATGTAAAGGTTGCGATCCAACACGCTCAGAATATCTGTTACGGCTATGAGAATGAGCCGGCGTGTCGCGTCGCGTGGGACCACGTCGAGGAGATATCAGCGGCCTATGCACGTCAGCGAGATCGTGAACTTTTGGCCCAGAGACAGTGTGAGGAGGATCCACTGGCCTGCCGCGAGTATGACGTCTAGGCCGCCGCGCGCAACTTCTTGAAAACGGCCCACGAGATGAATGCAGCCTGGAATATCGAGAAGGCGAACAGAATCATGCGCTCGTTCGACTTGGAGCAGTCGCAGTGCTTCTTGCGCTGGCTGTCGATGTACGATATCGAGACGCCGATGTACACCAGGGTCGCCAGGCCCACAGGTGCGGCGACTAACTTGACGAGCTTCTCCTTGCCCGACAGGATCACAAACTGGAAGGCAATCACGGCCATGAAAAAGTACTTCATGTAGTCCCGGCGCCAGTCCTTGGAGCAGCCGCACCGCTTCTTCTCGAGATTCATCACCCAGCCCAGAGCGAAGCCCCAGAAGATCAAGTTAATGATGACAGGGATGGTGAGGTCCTTCATAGGTACAATAGTCTGACATTAAAAATACTGAGTTCCCAGACCCCAAAATAACCCGCCGCCAACGAGCCCAATACAAATAAAATTCACGACGAATTTATTAAACGGCGAGACGGGATGAGGCTGGGGCCACACGGGTACGGGAACGATGACGTGTTGGACCTGTTGAGCATGAATAGGCACGGGCAAGTCCGCCCGACACATAGGGCACTTTGTCACGTAACACTGGATGTGGACCTTCTTGTGGCAACACCCGAGCTCGACGAGCGTCCCTAAGAGCGGCTCGAGGCACACTGGGCACTCTGGTTCCATGCCTTTACATTAGACCAAGTCTTAAATTCGTGTCCTGATCCGGCCAGTCTCCTCAATTTAGTTTATAAATTCAACAATATGGACCCTTCGACGAAACGTCAGAATAAGCGCGACTCGGCCAAGAAGTCCAAGGACCATTCAGTTTATACTCAAAAATCAATCCGGGTCAAGGAAGCTATGACACAAAGAAATATTCCCAGTGAAAAGTATGGAGGCGCGAATAAAAGCGGCAAAGAACCTCTCCAATCGCGTGCGTCTAAATAAGAAGAACTGGCCAACCCCCGTGTCGTATATGGGAGGTGGTGTGTACGGTCGGGTATTTGCAACGAATAATGGTAGACTCATGAAGATTCAAAAAATGAATTCTACTACAGAATTCAACATTCTCAAGCGCCTTGGATCCACCGGTATGGTGCCCAAGGTGAAAAATGGAAATATCGTCAAACTCAAATTGAAATCGGGTAATACGAATATTACTAGAGAACTTGGGTATGGGTCTAAGAATATTAATAGTTTGAATATGTTTATTATGAATCGTGTCGGGGCAATGACCTTGAAGCAATATTACAAGTTGAACCCGCCCACTAAAATTTATGATAAATTTATACAAAATTATATACGCTGGCTGGTTAGACGTCTTCAGATGGCGGGCATCGAACACGGGAATTTGCACCGAGATAATATAATTGTTTCTACGAATTCTAAAGGACAGATTTCAGGTATGTGGCTCATAGATTTTGGAAAATCTAAATATCACAATGCGGTTCCAAACCGAAATCTCATTTCATATATGAAATTGTACCGACATAATTACACTCCGGCCCCCAGCGCCAGACGCAAGTCGAGCCCTAAAAAAACGCGTTCTGTGCCGCTGAGGAGGACGAGAAGCGTTCAGTAAGTCACCCAAAAACAAATGGCGCCCCTCATTACTCCCGGCCTCAAGTTCTTCGCCGAGCGCATCGACCCTCTGTACCCACCAACGGGCCTGTACCCGACCATGTCGACCTATCAGTACGGGTTCGACCTCGAGGGTGGCCCGGTCAAGAATGAGCTCTATGTGGTTTGCCAGAACGGCACTATTCAGTCCGTCAACGAGCCGAACCGGCCCATCGGCTGGGAGCTCATCGAGGAGGGTAGTAACTGGTACTACCGCGTGACTCAGATGAACCACCCGCGCAAGAGGGCCATGGTCACCTACCACAGTCGGGTGGAGGACCCACCCGAGGGGCGCGGTCCCATCGGCTCGGTCGTTGTCGCGTGCCGTCGCACCGAGGACCTTCCTCAGAATGCCGAAGTGACCGAGCAGAAGGATGACGGTGAGGAGGTGATCTCCTCGCAGCTCGAGAAGATCGCGACGATCGACCCGCTCCTGGCGCAGTGTGCGGTGATCGTGAACGACCCGGCCCAGACGGACGCAATGGCGCGGTTCGCCGAGGGCAAGATGAGCTACGCCGAGGTGCGGGGACTTTGCGGTTAGGAAATGTCTAGTGAATGTAATGAACGTACCGGCCTGTGAGAAGTGCCTTTACTTTATCAAGGGTCCCTACGTCCGCACGGGTCGCTGCTCGCGCTACACAGCTTACAGGGGTCGGGGTAAACTTGTCTATGAATTTACGGACGCCGTCCGACAGGATCCGAGAAGATGCGGACCGGAAGGGCGCCTCTTCGTCTCGCGTGAAAAAATCGAGTCGCGTGATCGCCAAGATATTCTATGGCATCTATTAGAGCAAGACGAATAAGATGGTCGAGACGTGTATTCACGTCCGGATCACCGTCCGCCGGGTCCAGCGCCACCCGATCACGAAGCGGACCATTCGATCCACGACCCTTCTTAAAAAGCACGTGGTACGAGGCGCGACCTTGGGTCTCATACCGGATGCTCTGAACGATTTCGCCTTTCATCACGCCCAGGCAAATATGGGTGAGATTCTTCATATTTTGCAGGATCAGGCGACCATCAGTAGCATGTCGGCCGCCTTGGCTATTGCTCTGTTAACTTTGAAAGATTGAAGCGGACATTGGCCGGTGGATAGATGATGTTAAATGATACACGTAGCCGTCCCTTGTTGTGCCCGACCTGAAACCCCTTGGCAGGAATGATATAATCTTCCCGGGGATCCAGAACGCCCCATTCCGACGTGTTGAGAACAATCTCCCCGTCGAAGTGTGGGATCCGGATCTCCTTCCCGATAACCGAATCTGCGAACGAAATCCTAGTCGTCCATATCATGTCTATACCCTGACGCATGAATTCGGGGTGTTCCTGAACTTTGATGTGAAATTTAAGGTCTCCCGGCTCCTCTGAAGGCCCTTGGGCCTGTTCTCCGAGGCCATGACACGTGATGACGTCGCCCGCCTCTGACCCCGGGACGATTTTCAGTTCTAAATTGAGGTGCTCGAGTTTGTGGCCCTTCTGGTTGCACTCGGCACAGCCTGTCCGGGCGTGACCCCGACCGCCGCACGGCTGGCACGGCTGCTGGAACGCCATTGGGCCCATTTGCATGTGGACGTTTCCGCGGCCGCCACAATTTTGGCACTTTTTGCGGCAGGCCATGCACGGCTTCGTGAGCGTCAGTTTGAGGTTCTTGGACGCTCCCCGGTACGACTCTTCCATGGAGATGCGAATCTCGTGATCGTGGTCGGGACGCCTGACCGGTCCTCCCCGGTGGTGAGCCCCGGGGAACCCACCGAACATCTGAGCGAACAGATCGGGTGGGAACCCTCCTGCGCCGGGGGGAAATCCCATGGGATTTCCCTCGGCGCTCCCGAACTGATCGAAGTTGGCGCGCTTCTGGGGATCGCTCAGGACCTCATAGGCCTCCTGGACCTTCTTGAACTTCTCGGCGTCACCGCCCTTGTCTGGGTGGTGCTCGCGGGCAAGTTTGCGATAGGCTTTCTTGACGTCAGCATCTTGAGCCTCACGTGGAATTCCTAGGACCGCGTACGGGTCCAGGGGCGACTGAGAGGCCATCTAATTTTAGACACAAATTAGTCCTTTACTTGGAGCGCGACTTCTTGGACAGGCGTTTACGGACGGCGCTCTGGATCTTCTTGGCGGCTGTATTGGGGCTGGGGGTCTTCTTCTTGGCGGCAACCGTGACGCGACGCACGTTCCGTGGGTAGATGGGACCACGGGTCACGGGGTTGCGCGCACCCGGAATGGGCACCTTGGGGTTGGCCATCAGAAGCTCATAGTCTGTACGGAAAGCCTTTATGAGCTTACGGAAAGTTTCCTTATTGTAGTAGTTGGTACGGCCTGTCGTACGGTTTTTGATCTCGTACGCCACCATCTTTCTTGGGAACTCGAGAGTTACTGGATTGACATAATTTGCATCTAGAATTACTCTAGGTACCGCTGGGAGTGCCTTAGCCCGACTGACCCGTTCAGCCCTTGCTTTATTCAAGCGTTGTCTAATCTTTTGAAGATTGTTCATTCTATAATACTTACCCAAGATTCATTTCTGTGCGACGCTGATTCTGGGTGCGCTTCATAGTGAGTTTCATGGCTGCATTAGCGTTTGTTCCGGCCATGTTCACGAGTTTTGCATTAAGAGCAGGTGCCAAATTCGCATGGTCTTTGAGGAAATTGGCGTACGCACGAAGGAACTGCGACTGTGGCGCCCTCGCTACATTCTGGACTATTGAATTCGCGCTAACCTTCATTTGATTAGAGGAGTTCCAGAGACGGTTACTATTATTGGGCTGTAACTTACTACGTACCACTTCCCTGAACACTTGTTTTTTCTGATCGGTGGACAAATTACTACGAGCTTTAATGGAGCGAATTATACCTGCCCAATTACCTTTCGATATCAAGTTTTCAAGCTCCTTTGAATCCTTGCGATTGAAGACGCCTAGCCATTTTGTACCGGACGTGGCTGTGTTCTCCATGTTGGTGTTATTCCCGCCACCTACAATTGATCTTGAATAGCCTTCACCGCGGCTGGCACCTTGGCTCTCACCCGGTGCGGCGCGCACACCTGTTTCAAAGGTGCGTATTGCGTTATTGAGCGACTTGCGGTTGAGGCCGTTGCCGCCAACATTCTTCACCTTTTTCAGCCAGTTCAACTCGGCCTTTTTCCTGGCGACGTTCATATTTTTCCTAGGTTCGCGCAAAATCGCTGGTTTGAAAGCTGGTAATCCTGTCGGCAAAACCAAATTCGACGAAGACAGAGGCACTTTCAAGTTGATGTTGGGCCTGTTCAAGTTGTATCGCACCTTGTTTTTTGAAGGCGCATTCATATTTTTCTTGATCATATTGAAATATTTGGACATACCATTTACGAACTTACGGTTGACGTTGGTAATGGCGTAGGCGAAACGCTTGCGATCTAATCTGAATATAGCACAAAACTTGTTCAGGTCGACTGACCGAACAGGCGCGGTGATGTACTTGCGAGTACCTGGAACCTGCATCATTGTAGGAGAGTTTTGGGCGGAAACGAGCGTGCTTGCCGCACCGGCCGCACCGGCCGCCAAAAACACCGCCTCAAGAGTCAGGTTTCCGACGGGTATTTTCTTCCACGGGTGAGCCGGGGCATCTGGTCTATGAAGGTCGTACCACATGTAGTATATAGCGAATAGCGTGTATCTAAGCTGAGCAATCTCTTTGCCTTTGGCACCGGAAGCCTCACCCGCACCAACCTTGTCCTCACCGAGAGTAACGATGAGATGCGCCTTGGAAAAGTTCTGAGAGTTTCCTTGTGGCCAATTTATTATTGTAAATTTGGCTATGTCAGATTCTGCTTGTGTACTACCCTTTCCAGTTGCGGCCGTAGCGAGGTTCACGACGCTTTTATCAATCTTGAATGTATCGACGAGACTATTAATTCCAGCCTTGTCAACCTTGAACCCGTTTATAAGCCATTCACCATTTCCTACACAGACCTGTGTGAAAGCTGGTCTATAAAAACTAGTTATAGCACCCGCCGGCGCAGCTAGACGTTTGTTATTGACGACTACAGCCGAATTTACATTCTTGATATTGAGAGGTGTGGTGTACCCTTGGATACCTTCATGACCGGCCATAATCTGCTGTATATCATTTTTAGGCATGTAAGCAACTGTCGTAGCCCATAGTTTGCGCTGAATAGTAGGTATAGCCGCAACACCTGGAATAAAAGGAGCGTCTTCAAGTCCTCCTCCGCGACCAGTGGTTGTGTACCGCGCACCAAGAGATGTGGCGAGAGCCAAGTATATGGATTCTTGTGTCGGTCTAGTATTTAACGTTCCGTTTCCTGTATTGTTTTTCATTTGCTGAGCCCATAACCGACTAGTGACGTATGGCCTCAAGTTGTTCATGTACTTGGATCCCCATGGAGCACTATTAGGTAAATTATTTGGAAGTAAACTTCTATTGAAATTCGTTCCTTTTACGGCGGGCTGTTTGATATTTTTTCTCCTAGCTATATTCGCTGCAACTGCAGCGCCGCGGCGAGGTCGGCCCGATGGCTCCTCTTCTGCCCGGGGCCTCTTCGAAGACATTCCTACTCTAAACCCAGATAAAAACTTGGGCCTCCCTAGAAGTAACAATGGCCACCACCTCCAAGACTCTGATGAAGGCTCTCGACCGCGTGACTGACCTGAAGGCTGACCTGAAGGAGGCGAACGCCGAGCTCAAGGAGGCTGTCGAGGCGACCGCCATGTACAAGGCGTTCCTGCAGGCTATCAACGACACGTCCGAGAACAAGATCCCGGGCAAGGCTGCAGCCTCCAACGCCTTCAAGATCACGCTGGCGATGCTGACGAAGAAGGAGGAGGGGGACGCTGACGCGGAGTAAATTTCAAGGGGAAAATAGGAGGGTACATCCCCAACTCCACAATGAACCTGTTCCATAGCGCCAAGCGATCATCGTCGTCGAGTTCAATCTTTTGGCCATCTCCATATTTGTGTAATAAATAGTACGATCCAGGCATGTCCCTAAACTCGGGGTTGGTCGAGTCCCACACCGAGTTTATGAGCCAGTCAAGTTCCATCCGCCAATAGTCGAAGGTGGTCAACCCCCAACTGCGATAAAGAGCCTGAGTTTCTGGGACGGGTCTAATTTTAAAGTAAATTTCAATCACTGACGTGACCCAAGCAGGGTCCATTCTGTTCTGGGTCGAGACGAGTTTTTGGCTAATAAAACGCCCAATTCGTCAAGTACTTTTTGTGAGGCACGAACTTGACGTTCCAGACCCGCTCGTTCGCATTGAACCCCTTGACTTCCATATGTCCGGGTGGCAGGATGTGCTCACCGAGATGCGAATACCGGAGTCTTCGGTTGGGTGAAATCTTGATGTACGGGATGTTCTTATTGACGTAAAGACGCAAGACAATTCCGTTTGGATTATTTTTGAGTGCAAAAACCCGGGCAGTCTTGCGACGGTTGGTCCACGATGAGGGCCCATTTTCATTTCGGATGTTATTTGGATTGCTAATTCCGAGACCACGATACAGAACCAGACTCCCGTTAGAGCGGGGTGCGTTGTGTATGAAACGCCGACGGAGGTTCACGGCCATCTGGCGTGCGTTATTACTCGTGTTGTTCGGACCGACCGTCTTGGATTTTGAACGGATACCTTGAGCAATTTTAGTTCGGGTCCATGCGTTTATGACGTTGAGCCGTCTGATCTTACCACTCGGCGTCCTATGAAGGCGGCTATAATTCTTTTCTTCACGAGGACGCTTAACACCCATACTAGGGCCCCTGAAAAAAACGTGTCTTGTCCGAGTCAGGGTTGGCGAGGCGCTTAGTCAAGCACCCCAAAAACAACGACCAT